GAGAAGGTTTATTGGCCGTATTTCCTCTATAGTAAGAAGCGTTACGCTGCCAAACTTTGGACAAAGGGTAAAGACGGGAATATGCATATGGACTATATAGATGTAAAGGGTCTTCAGCTCGTTCGAAGAGACAATACACCACACGTCCGCGAAGTATGCAAGGAACTCTTAGATGTAGTTTTAACATCAAGTGACCCTGGACCACCCAAAGAACTTGCCAAGGAACGAGCGATTGAGCTTTTGTCCGGGGATGTTCCCAACCAAAAATTGGTGTTGAGTCAGTCTCTTGCGGACACGTACAAGGTTGCTGGTAAAAATGTGTCTGTGACGAGTCCTGAGAGTGTCAATATTAACCAATCGCACGTGCAAGTTGTTACGAAGATGCGCCAAAGAAAGCCGGGGTCTGAGCCACAATCTGGTGATCGGGTTCCCTATCTTCTCACAAAGACTCAAGATCCCAAAGCCAAAGCGTACGAAAAAGCCGAAGATCCAAAATATGTAGAGGAGCATGGCATTCCTGTAGATTATCACTATTATTTCCTTAACAAATTCTTGAACCCCGTGTGTGACCTTTTGGATCCACTATATGAGAATGTCAAGGAAGAAATCTTTGGGGAAATCATCAATAAACATAAGCCACCGAAACCGAAGCGAGAACCGGCTTTGAGTTCTATGAAGAAAGATGATTTGATTGCCGAGTGTAAAAGATTGGGTATTGAGGACACGGGTACTGCAACTGTTTTAAGGGAAAGAATTAAAACAGAACGCACAAAACAAAATTCGCTCGACGAGGTATTTAAAAATTACGAGCTAAGTACTAATAAGTAAAATGACTGTATACGAAAAAATAGCGTCACTCGTTGATGATGAGGTAAATGATAGAGTTAATCAAACCATCAGCGAGTTTGCATTGATCATTTCGAAGAAACATGGGATTTCATTAGATTTGTTATTGAGGGATATCCCCAAGACATATTCAAGTACCTTATGTAAGGGTGTAAAGGGTAACGGTGAACGATGTGGATTTAAGGCGATAGACGAAGGATACTGTCGCCACCACCAGAGTCAGAGATCTAAAATTTGTCAAAGGGCGTTATCAAGTGAAAGTCTTCATAACCACGGTCCGGGGCAGATGTTTGTAAGGGGGTGTCCGGGTTGTCAATCTTCAAACGGGCTTATAGATTTAGTGCCCATTATTAATAATGAACAAAAGTGATATTCTACTAACATCGATTAACAATTTTTACAATGAAGAAAAGAATAGAACTAAACTCCTTACTATATTGGACAAAACAAGCGGTATTTCTCTCAGAAACTTAGAATGGTTTATTACGAACTATTCGAAGAAGAATCACACTTCCTACACGACCAGCGATGGAAAATTATTTACAGTTCACTGTGCATACAAATCATCACTTGATGGTTACAGTAAGAAATTGTTTGACCCGTTTTGTAGATCACAAAAGTTTTCTTACATCATACCCGGGACATCTCATGAAATTCAAACGACTTTGGCACAATTAAATTTCATCAAATGGTGTATCAAAAATAAGATTATTGATTTCATCAAAGAAAATCGTGAAGAATTGTTTAGTAAGCAATCGACATGAATCCCCGGTCAAAGACAAATGTTTGATATCCGGTATAATACATATGTAATGTAAATCTATCTTGGTTTATATTTACCAGTGTTTTATCTAGTTTTACTTCAAATGCAGTTTTGTCAGATTGTATTTGACTAAAGTCCAAGCTCCCCGATGGTTCCACATTTATCGGATTCATCGAGAAGCTATATGTATAGATATTCCTAATAGGTCTCGCCAATCTTTTTTGTGATGGGATGAGATACTTGTAATATGTGTGAGTGGTGTTTGATACATTTGGCATTTTAGTTCCATTAATATAGAAACTTGCAGATTCCATCACTGGCGAAAAGAATGTAAATGTTTGATCAAAGTTTACATTCGAAGAAAAGTTAAATCTATTGTGAATGTTATATTCTTCTGGATCGGTTGGAATTGGGTTACCCTTAGCTTCATCTTCATTCTCAACATTTACATTTCTCAAAAACCAGTGAATACATTTGACCGGAATATTTGGTACAAGATTATTTCGAACGACATCTTTTCCAAGGTCTGTCACAATTGATGGATGCTTTCTCACCAAGTCTGTGACGAGTGTCTGTCTCTCTTTCATCATGAATACACGTTCTTCTCCACTCACCGTAATCTCTTCCGTAATAATATCAAATGATGGAAGTTCAATCAATGCAGTTCTATCCGTAAAGAAAGATTGTTTGTGAAACTCGAGTTCAAATTCAATCTTTTGTTTGTATATCGCACACAATGGGAAATATGGTCTGTTTGGACTGTTCGATGAGTGTTCATCACTTGCATACTTTCTAGAAAAGAAGAAATGAATTGGAATCATCAAATCGGAGTCATATTTTGCATATGATGGCAAAGCGGATGATGCATCATAACCCAAATTTCTATTGACAAGAAATCTATTTGCAACTTTTTCTGAAATTTCTAAATAAAGTTCATCATAAATAATTCCCCAATCATCATGAATTTTCTCAACTTCGATGTCATCCACATACATTGTAACACTCTTAAGAATGTGTCGTCCAAGTTGATCCGCGTAATTTTCACTACCTTGTAATTTAGGCATTTTTATGCTCAACCACATATTACTCAAAAGATCGCCCATATTTTGTGGTTCATATTTGACTTTTATAGTTTGATTAAAAGGCCAATTATCTACTTGTCCAGGATTAATTACATGTTTACTTCTATGATATTTCCTAAATTCGGAATGTCTCTTATCGGTGGTATAATTAAAGAATGACTCGTCTGGTTCTTTGGAAAGTAAGTAAGTGTCTTGCTTCCCAATAGCCTTGAGCGAAATTTTCGCAGCTTCACCCATACCTATCTATTGCCTACATATTTTTAATATCCATTTTCCACATGTCAATGTGTGAAGTTTTCTTCATAATTTCAAGTTCCTCTCTAGCTTGCTTGGACTCCTTGAGTAATTCGCGCACACACTCTTCGGTGTACTGAACAGTTTTGATATTGAGAAGGTAGTCATACGTGCCATTGATTTTGGGGAAAATTTGAGAAAGTTGGCGTTCAAGGTCATCCTTCTTACGCTTGAAGACTACTATTTGCCCTTCGATGACCATAGTGACAAATTTTGATTTATACCCACACATCTTGGATCTGACTTCAAGTACCTTGATGAGATGCTCCTTTCTCTTGATGTAATGGTCAAGTCGAAGATCCACAAAGTCCTTGAGAATTTCTTCGGGGCTCGAGTATTTGTAAATGCCCTTGATTGGATGGAAGAGGTGCATATTTGACGTATGGAAAGACTTTCTCAGTTTGAGATCCTTAATCATATCTTTCCCCGAATAGCCAAAGATTTCAAAGTCAACATCTTCAGTTGTTGAATTGTTTGTAAAACTTGTAATGACTTTCTTTTCAACGAGGGTGTCGAGATACTCTTTGTAATCTTGAGTCCATCGCCCGGGTGGCAACTCGGTAATCTTGAGACGGGAGCCGGTATCTCTCCAAACACCTTCGGTAATCCAAGTACCATCTTCTTTGAATACTTTACCCTTGAATCCCCGGAACCAAGGTGTCATTTCTTTGAAAGACATACCACTGAGAGCTCTTCCAATGTTTTCCTTGATGTCCTTGGGGTTGAAAGGTGGGACATAGCAACTGAAACCTGTACCAATACCTTCCGTTCCATTGACAAGAACCATTGGGAGAGTTGGCATATAGAAATCCGGTTCAATTGGCCGACCATCATCGTCGAGATAGTTGAGGATCGGGTCATCTCGGGGGTCAAAGATTTTCCGAGTCTCCTTGGAGAGTTTTGTAAAGATGTACCTCGTTTGGGAAGCGTCTTTGCCACCCATAAGACGAGTACCAAATTGACCACATGGCACGAGAAGATTGATATTGTTTGACCCGGTGTAGTCATTTGCCAATTTGACAATTGTATCTGCCAGGGATACTTCACCGTGGTGGTATGCAGACTTGTCAGCTACATATGCCGCCAACTGTGCAACTTTCATTTCATCTTTGAGATTCTTATGAAAGCATGCAAAGAGAACCTTTCTCTGCGAAGGCTTGAGACCATCTGCCATATGGGCAATGGAACGCTTCAAGTCCGCCAAGCTGAAATTGACAAGATCCTTATGGACAAAGTTTGAGATACTCAAATTTTTGACATTACCGTATGGAACTTCCAATTCTTTTGGATTTTTAGCGGTACTTTCGAGGAGCCAAGACTTTCTATCGTCCGCCTTCTTTTTGTCAAAGGCAAGAACAATTGATTTGTCTGTCATGATATCCACGTCAAACTTGACTGTGAGGTCTTGAATCTTCTTGAAATATTCTCGGGCCTCGGCACTCGTGCTGGTACCCAAACCCTTGTAGTACTTGATCTTCCAACCGGGTTGACCATTACCATACCAAGCTCTGAAGGTAGAGTCTGTGTAGAAAGACTTTGTTTGTCCACCCTTGGAAGCCTTGATAATTGGTGTCACCATTGAGACTACAAACCCCAACTTGAGGAGACTGGGCCAGAAATAATGAATCATATTGAGAATGAGACCCTTGATATGGGAACCATCATTATCCGCATCGGTCATAATCATAAGACGACCATAGCGAAGTTCCGAAACATCTGTGTATTCTTTGCCTTGTTGAAGACCCAAAATCTTCTTGAGATCATTGAACTCTTGGTTTGATGTGAGTTGTGCCACCGAAGCATCTCGAACATTCTTACACTTACCACGAAGTGGAAAGACACCGTAGTGATCTCGACCAACGACTGAAAGACCTGCGACCGCCAAAGTCTTTGCCGAATCACCTTCAGTCACAATGAGAGTGCACTTACCAGATTGTGCTGTACCGGCCTTGTTTGCGTCGTCCAACTTGGGAATACCGGTAATTTTGGACTTTCTGGCACCATCGGTCTTTTTGAGTTCTTTCATCTCCTTGAACTTTGAGAGTGCCGTGAGTTCATCACTGATGCCAGTCTTGAGAGCATTCTTCACAAAGTTCTTCGGTGGATCAAA